AGCCGTTTTTATCCCATAACGGTGTAATAATTGAAACAGTAATATTTGAACTTAAACAAATAAAACAGAAACAATGAAACGATTTAAGCAACTAATTTACATCTTCGCAATGATTGGTGCGTGTGGTATGTTCTACGTGGCAGGACACAATAACGGCTACGATTTAGGATTCAACATAGGTGTCGAAACGATGCGCGATAGCATCATTTACGAAAACCTAATTCCCGAATCCATCCACGATGTTGAACGATTAATTGAAAAGCGAAATGAAAGCAAATAAAAAGTATTATCATTTTTTCACCGTAAGCCATTGTTATGAATCAGAATTAACTTATTTGGTGAATATGAATATTGATAGAGGCGCGGAAATTTTCGGTAATTCAACTATTCATTATCACGGTTCACCAACAAACAAGGCTTATACTTATGTGCCTATGCGAATAGAGTTAACAGAAGAAGAGTGGAACGAATTTAAAAAAGAGCATGAGAACAATTGATAAACTAAACGCAAGCCGTGGAATCAAACCAACGGTGTTTTCTCCAAATTGGCTAAGCGAATACACGAAAGTAAAGTACACCCCCAAAAACGGTGTTGGAACGAATAAGAATGTTTCGGTTGACATATTCGACGAGATTATCAAAGTAAAGCAAATCGGCAACGTTATCCACGCTGTCGGACTGCGAAAAGAAGTGCCAACGTTTTTAATACTTAGCAAATGAAAAAAGATGTAATGTTCAGTGGAAATGAACTTGAGTTATTTAATAAAATAATTGAAGAGCAAATACAACGAGTAATACATGAGCAAAATTTACAGTTTGAAATTAGCGTTCTTCAAGACTTGAAAAGAATGGCTGAACTTGGATGCTTTACAGTTTATACAGCAAGCCCAAACGATTATGAATTGAAAATGAATAACGAAAACAGTTTTTCTGTTGAGTGCTATGTACCTCGAATGATGTGGGAAGGTGAAATTAAAATGGCTAAATTGATTGCTGAAAATAAAATGCTAAAGCAACGAATAAAAGAATTGGAATCATGAAAAAAGAACTACTGCGCGAGTTCATGCGGTTGCTGAACGACAACGGAACGAATCTCAAAGACTTTTGCGCGAAACATGATATGAACTATAACACGATCTATCAAAAGCTGTCACGGTACAATATTAACATTGACGAGATGAATGACCTGATAGCATTGGTAGACGAAAACAAACGACTAAAAATTACGATACAATGAAAAGAGAGATTTTATTTAAGGCGAAAAGAGCCGATAACGGAGAGTGGGTTTTCGGTCAACTAGTATATGACGCAATTGATATGCCAAGAATTGCGCAAAAAGACTCATCATTAAAAGGTCTTAAGTTTCAACACGCAAACCCCAACACCGTTTGCCAATTCACAGGCTTAACAGACAAGAACGGAAACAAGATTTTTGAAGGAGATATTTTAAGACATACTGTAAAAGTAGATTCATTAAAAAAAGGTCAAACATTTGAAAATGTAGTTGATTTATTCACAGGTGGTACTTATTGCGGTTTCAGAATTGGAAACGGAAGATTTAGAAAGCCATTGACAAAAAATTGGATATTCAACCAAGAACCTGAAATAATCGGAAACATTCACGACTAAAACCAAAGTATGCAAGGCAAAATAACAGACGAATCGTTGAAGCGTAGAGTGCGAAACTACTTGCTTATAATGCTGTCAAGAAAGGGAATAGACTTCGCAGAATTGGCGCGGGTGCATAACGTGGATTACAATAACTTGTATTCACGCGCAATGAATCAGAGCGGAATTGATTTAAAGCACATCAACGAAGTTCTCCATTTAGCAAACTACACACACCGCGTGGACTTCATTAACGGGAATTTCTGCGAGGTGTATAAATCAAAACTATGATAATCGAGATAATAAGCGAGGTGTACTACGTCTTTGATTTCCCAATGATGGACGTACTATGCGAGGATAAAGGCAAGCGATTTGAAGCGACTATTTGCTGTCATCACATAGACATTGTAAAGAACGCACAACTCCCTTTCTCGCTTGAAAATGTCGATTATCAACTAAAACTATTCTAATAACAAACAACGGTAAACTTTTGGCAGCCGTGGCACTTGCGCCCGTGGTTGCTGACTTCTTAGAAGATAGCGAACTGCGCTTTGAAGCAAAGAAACGAGCAAACAGAATCATCGCGGAAATACGTTCATTTGATGAGTGGTTTTGGAAAGGCGCTGACATGACAATGATTGAGCAACAGATTGATATTCAAAGATCGTTTAGGCAGTGGCTAAATGAAAACTTCACAGAACAAACCGATGAACAGGAATAAAAACCGTTCATCATAATTAATAACCAGTAACAAAACGTTGCACTAACTTTGACAAAAAAAAATAAAACTATGAAAAGAATCTATCATCCTTATTGGTTATGGGAGGATTTCAAGGCTGGTTTTTACGACAATTGTTCAGGCGAAAAGAAAGATTTATTCATTCAAAAGTCTATTGAAATGTTTAATTCAAAAAGGCTTACAAAAGAAAATATGTTTTACATCGTTGATAATTGGAAGTACTCATGTGAACACAACCTTACAAATCCTTCTATTAATCAAATCGCGTACATTGGTCAAGCTGCTTGCTGTAATTATTCAGGCTGCCCTTCAACCGTTACAATGGAGGTTTGGAATATGCTTACACCAGACGTGCAAAAGATTGCTGACAGTATTGCCTTAGAAGCTATTGAGCGTTGGAAACAAAACAATAAAATCATTCAGCTATGCCTAAATTTGGATTAAATAAAAATGTTCTTGAATGTGCTATCGAGCGTATTGAGTTTACGTTTGATAACTTTGAAAGAATCTACCTTTCTTTTTCAGCTGGTAAAGATTCAACTGTAATGCTGCACCTAGTAATGGATGAAGCAAAGAAAAGGAACGTGAAAATTGGTGTTCTAATCGTTGATCTTGAAGGGCAATACAAACTTACCATTGACCATATTTATGCAATGACAAGTGAGTATAATCAATGGATTGATTTGTATTGGGTTTGTTTACCTATACATTTAAGAAATGCCGTTTCAGTTTATGAACCATTTTGGAAATGTTGGGACACTGAACAACAGTCTGAATGGATTAGAGAATTGCCACAGCAATCAATAAGCGATTTAAATTACTTCCCATTTTTTCGTGATGGAATGGAGTTTGAAGAATTTGTGCCTGAATTTGGTGAATGGTATTCGCAGGGCAAAACAACAGCCTGTTTGGTTGGAATCCGTTCTGACGAATCACTAAACCGATACAGAACAATTAGCTCTAAAACAAAGGTGAAATTTCAGGACAAGGTTTACACTACAAAAGTAACTGATAATGTATTTAACGTTTACCCTATTTACGATTGGAGAACGGAAGATATTTGGATTTACCACGCTAAAAACCAAGACAAAAGATATAATGAACTTTACGAGTTAATGTTTAAGGCTGGTTTGTCTATTCATCAACAACGAATTTGCCAGCCATACGGTGACGATCAAAGGCGAGGTTTATGGTTATTTCATTTGATTGAACCTGAAACGTGGGCAAAAGTTGTGACGCGTGTAAATGGTGCTAATTCAGGTGCGTTATACATTAATGAAAGTGGTTCGATAACAGGTTATAACAATATATCAAAGCCTAAAAACCACACATGGAAATCATTTGCGGAACTATTTCTAAACTCAATTCCAGAAAAAACAAAGGAACATTATTTGAATAAGATATTTACTTTTGAAAAGTGGTGGCAAGAAAGGGGATATGATAACGGAATACCAGACGAAGCGCCATATATTCTTGAATCAAAGAAACTTGCTCCTTCTTGGAGGCGTGTTTGTAAATCACTTTTAAGAAACGATTTCTGGTGTAAAGGACTAGGATTCACTCAGCATAAAACAGAAGCGTATCAAAAGTATTTAGACCTAAAAAAAAGACAAAGAGAACAATCAAAACTAATAAAAGATGGAAGCACTAAAAACTAAATTCAATGAACTTTTACAGGATGTTAAACAACTTGACCTAGATTCAAAAGTTGATATTCTAAATCAATTCAAAATGGCTATGCACGAAATATCACCGTTTAATAGCGAGCCTGTTGATTGTGTAATATGGGTTAAAAATAGTACTGTTCATGCAAACGATTACAACCCAAACAGCGTTGCTCCTCCTGAAATGGAATTATTGCGACTTTCAATTTCAAACGATGGTTATACGCAACCGATTGTTTCAATGGATAACAACGATGGAACGCGCGAAGTAATTGATGGATTCCACCGTAATAGAGTTGGAAAGGAGTGTTCTGATATTCAGGAGCGCGTTAAAGGTTATTTGCCTGTTGTTACAATTCGCGAAAGTCAAACTGGTAAAAATGATCGAATCGCATCGACAATAAGACACAACCGAGCAAGAGGTAAACATAAGGTTGAATCAATGTCAGATATTGTCGTTGATTTAAAGCGTAGAAATTGGAGCGATGCAAAGATTGCAAAAGAACTTGGAATGGATAGGGATGAAGTTTTGAGATTAAGTCAAATTTCAGGATTGATTGAACTGTTCCAAAACAAAGAATTTTCCGAAGGATGGGAGCCAGAACAGGAGGAGTATACCGATTCAATAGATTAGTCATGGCAAAGGAACTACCATACTACAAGCACGAACCATCGGAATGGCTTGAGGGCGAAATTCAGGTATGCTCGGATGCTGCTATTGTTTGCTTCACAAATCTTCGGGATGGGTATTGGCTTAAACTTGGATGCATTAGCTATGCATTTGCATTGCAAAAGTATTGCAGGCGTGATGCAAGTATATTGCAAGAGCTAATTGATAACGGAATAATCGACCTAGAAGGTGACAATATCCGTATCAGATTTCTAGATTTACAGCTTGAAGAGTTCAATTCTGTATCTGAAAAACGCAAGAATGCTGCGGAAAAGCGATGGAACAATGCAAATGCATTGCAAGTGCAAAGCAAAAGCAATGCTATAAGAGAAGATAAGAGAAGAGAAGAAGAGATGAAAGAAGATAAGAGTAAAGAAGAAAATAATAAATTCGATTTTAAAAAATCTCTTTTGTCTTTAGGTATTCAAAAGTCAATCGTTGAGGATTGGATGAAAATTAGGAAATCAAAGAAAGCCGTGAACAGTGAAACAGCTTTTAACCTAATTACCAAAGAAATCAATAAAACGAATCTAAGCGCGAATGACTGTATTTCAGAATGTGTGATGCGTTCATGGTCAGGATTTAAAGCTGAATGGATTAATAAACAACAAAACAACTTTAACAATGGAACTACACAACAACCAAGAAGGACACTTGACGATCAAGTCAACGACCTTACAGCACGAGTTTTTGGAATCAATCCAGAACAAAGTACAGGCACTACCAGCAGCGGGAGCGGTATCGAAGAAGCTGATTGGAGCTTGTCTGAATGAAAGCAAAGAACTTTGCAAGGATGATTTAACACGGCTAACAAAAGCAATCGGTTACATCATTCGAGTTTATTACGGACTGAATGTAGACAACCTTGATGCCGATTTAATCCGCGTTACGATTCAAACGATTGTGCAACGTCATCCAAGCCTAACTTTTGAAGAATTGAATTTAAGCTACTCTGAACGCACGATTGAAAAGAAGCAAGGTATTTCCCTTACACGTGACGAGATAATGCAACCAATCGAAGATATGACACGTAAAAAAGGATTGATAATGTCTATCTCCGAACAGGAAAAGCGAAAGTTTGAGCAAAAGGAATCCGAGCAACAGGAAAAGCAACGATTCAAAGATGAAAGTTATGCATTGTATTTGGACTGTCTAAACAACAAAAAAGAGTGGTGTGGCACACCGTTTCAAGCGGCATCGTTTGCGGACAACTTTAAGGAACTTTTTACACGTGAGGAAAAGGATGAACTGTGGAGTGAGTGCCAGATACAAGCCGAACGCATGAGAATCGAAGCCGCGAACGTGATAGATGCAACGTTGCCAATATCTGCACGGCATTTGTTCTGCGATGAGATAATCCGTAGAGCCTTAAAGCGCGGCTTGGATGGATATTATTTAATAAAAGATTAACCACTCATCCGACCTATCAACCGTTCATCACAATAAATCGCGGTGAACGTGGGTAAATCGTAACTTTGAGGAAATAAAAAAAAAAAACAGAACTATGAAAATTGAAATTAAGTCAAGATTTGGTACGGTGTTATTCACCTACGGAAAAGAAAACGCAACAGTAAAAGATGCGGTTTTACAAGCGTTAAAAGAAAACGCGGATTTGAGATACGCGGATTTGAGTGGCGCGTATTTGAGTGGTGCGGATTTGAGTGGTGCGGATTTGAGATACGCGTATTTGAGAGGCGCGGATTTGAGTGGTGCGGATTTGAGTGGTGCGGATTTGAGATACGCGAATTTGAGTGACGCGGATTTGAGATACGCGGATTTGAGAGGCGCGTATTTGAGTGACGCGAATTTGAGTGACGCGAATTTGAGAAACGCGTATTTGAGTGACGCGGATTTGAGATACGCGGATTTGAGAGGCGCGTATTTGAGTGACGCGGATTTGAGAAACGCGAATTTGAGAAACGCGTATTTGAGTGACGCGAATTTGAGAAACGCGTATTTGAGAAACGCGTATTTGAGAGGCGCGGATTTGAGAAACGCGAATTTGAGTGGCGCGAATTTGAGTGACGCGAATTTGAGTGGCGCGAATTTGAGTGACGCGAATTTGAGTGACGTTATTAAAATGCCTATCTACTGCAAATGGATGCACGGCATTACAAGCGGAAATTTAATCCACATTGGTTGTGAAAAACGCACAATAGAAGATTGGGATATTTTCTTTGCTTCGGATGATGTTATTTCAACACCTCGAAACACACCAAAGTTCAAACAGATTGAAGCGGTTTACAACGCTTACAAAGCGTATTTACAAACTTTAAACAAATAACTATGAGTCAAAATCAAATTACAGTAAAGCAATTCTTTGCGAAGGATGCGGTAAAAAGCAAGTTCGAAGAACTGCTTGGGAAGAAAGCAAACGGGTTTGTTACGTCCGTTTTGCAAGTTGTGAATAACAACAACTTATTACAGAAAGCAACTCCCGAAAGCGTGTATAATTGCGCAGCGGTTGCTGCAACGTTAGACCTTCCTATTAACAATTCACTAGGTTTTGCGTGGATAGTTCCTTACGGAGGACAGGCGCAGTTTCAGATTGGATGGAAGGGCTTGGTACAACTTGCGAATCGTACAGGACAATACAAAGCTATTAACGTTGTGGAGGTTTACGAAAATCAATTTAAGTCATTCAACCGATTGACCGAGGAATTGGATGCGGACTTCACGCAAGAACCAAGTGGTAAAATCGTTGGCTACGTTGCTTACTTCAAACTATTGAACGGCTTTGAAAAGACTTCCTATTGGTCAGTTGCAGACGTTGAGAAACACGCAAAGAGATTCAGCAAAACTTACGGTGGTGGTGTTTGGAAATCAGACTTCGATGCAATGGCAAAAAAGACCGTACTAAAGAACACGTTGTCAAAGTGGGGTATCTTGTCAATCGAGATGCAGACTGCGACTATTGCAGACCAAGCGATTATCAAAGATGCTGAAACACTAGATGTTGAGTACATTGATGCAAGTGAGCCGAACGCAGAACAGTTGCCAACAATTACGGATGAACAAGTAGCTGCATTAATCGAACAAGGCGCAACGCTCGCACAGATTCAAACGACGTACACGGTAACGGATGAGCAACTACTTAAATTTGGATAGGATGACACACAACACTAACATCAAAGGTGTGGACTTAATGTTTCGCACCTACAATTTCGGGGATTTGATGGGTTCGTTGACAAAGAATAGCCTCACAGAAAAGCAGGAGATAACTTTGCGCGACTACATGAGTAAGATTAAGCTGACCGAAAACCAAGCAAAGGAACGTGACAGATTAATTGAGAAACGCGATGCACTTCCCGAACTATCCGACACGGCTAAAACACTTGTAAAGGATTACTTTAATTCATTGGTGCGTAATACGTCAAAGATGCACCTATCAAACAAGTACGTAGAGAAAGGTAAGCAACTTGAAAACATGGCTTTGGCACGAATTGCAAAGGTGAACGGATTTCCACCACCGCTAAACGCGAATAAGTTAGGCATTGAGCTGAAAGACGAATACGGCTACGGTCATCCAGACGCTATGTATGAAAAACTAGGTTTCGGATTCGATGCAAAATGCAGCTTTTCAGATGACACATTCCCACTATTCGCAAAGGATTTGAAAGAGGCGGCAAAGACATCGTTTCAGCGTTACGAATGGCAGGCAAAGCGATACGCAATGATGGCAGGGTTTGACCATTGGTACGTTTGTTTTTCGCTAGAGAACAGCCCAGAATCCGTAATCATGTCACACGCTTGGTCGTTGTGGAAAGAAGGCGCGAATGAAGGGCAACCCGACGAATCATTCATTGAACAAGTGCGCGAAATGCACAACTTTGACCATATACCAGATTGGGCGCGAGTTAAGACGTTCAGAGTTGACCTTACAGAAATTGACCGCGAAAAGGTAAAGGAACACGTAACACTCGCGCGGAATTACTTTGATGAGTTGATGATTGGGTATGTACGCTAACGGGATGTAGGTTGGTGAAGTTTACGGATAAAAAAGGAAGAACGATGAATAAAGAAGAAAAGGCATTAAAAGAAGTTGAAGCGTATCAATGGATGAAGTCTAAGGGGTATGACAGAAGATCGTGTAAAGATATTGCACCAATACTTGTTAATTATCTGAATGACGAACTAAGTAAATTGCACCAACCTACTGTTATAAGATGTTCTTGCCATGAAGAGGACAAGACGGGAACAGTAAAAATAGATTGTTGTAATATTTGCGGATTACCAGATGAAGAATGGTGGGGCAAGAATTGCTTATAACGTAAAATAATAAAAGCAGTATGGAAAAAGAAATAGAAAAAGCAATTCGAGAAACATTGGTTATTAGTAACCAACAAAGCATTCATATAGCAGTAAAGAAAATATTGCTTTTATTTAGTGTTAGTGGGCGAAGCGAACAGTTAAGCGATTCTCTACAAGACCAAATTAAAAGAGGAGAACTTGACCCGTATTCCCCACACGCTAAATGGATAAAGCCTTAAGTCGCTTAATTGCTACTAACAGTCGTGCAGGCGGTCGTTTTAATGCCGCTTGCACTTTGTTAGCGATGAGTTGAAAACAGTATTTACTTAATGTGAAATAAAATGGAAACACGCGAAATTAAGATTACCCGCGAAACAGCGGAAAGATGGTACAATGGGAATGACAAGGAGTTGAAAGAACTCGCTTTGCAGACGTACCCAGAATTGAAACCGAAATACGAGGTAGGGAAGTGGTATAAGGGAAAATATCACTTGTTTAGATGTACAAGACTAAACGATTCAGGACAACCACTTGGATACGGATGGGGCAAAGATGGAAGTTGGGAAAAGGATAGTGAAATACCGTGGAGAACTGTGTTCGCATTAGGGTACACCGAAGCCACGCACGAAGAAGTAGAGCAACGCTTCAAAGAAGAAGCTAAAAAGCGCGGGTACTACGATAAGCCGTTTGTGTGTTTGTATAGTGGAGAATTGAACAAAACACTACACTAACAACGTTGAGTACGGACAAAAAGCGTTTTTGGACTAATAAAGGAATGGTATTCGACAACGGAAAATGGGCGGAGTTCGTGAAAGAACCCGAATACAAGATTGGCGAGGTGTACGCGTTTGCGAGTAGTGAAAATGATTTTGAAAATGGAAATTTTTGCGTAGACACCTTAGCAAAAATAAAGCAGGGAGAATACCCATACAAAAGAGCCAACGGAGGCTCTTGGGAACACATCCGAAAAATCGAATACAAGTTTGTGGATTGAGAAAAATGAGTATATTTGATGTGTAAAATGCACCATAGATGAACACTGTGACATAGCCCTGCGTAATGTGGGGCTTTGTTTTTCATAAAAAGTTGTATATTAGCGGAATGATTACAACGATTCACGCAATACTTATATCTTGGCTTTGGTGTTCATTCTCACCAATTACTTGGCTTTCAGAGAAAATTCAGAGCGATTTTGTGATTGTTCAATTGATTATCGACCACATCCAATGTCCTAAGTGCGTAGGATTTTGGCTTGCGCTCGCAATGACAGGAAATATTTACTTTGCAATAACATCAGCAATATGCACACTACTCTTAGTCAAGATGACATCACGTATGTAGAAGGTGTTCAAAACCTACGCGACCTTGTGAAATACGGCTCAACTGTCAACCGTAGACTCGTTGAAATATATGAGCGTTACACAGGTGAAAAGATTGAGCAAAAGTCATGCTGTTCATCCGAGCGAAAAATATTCTTTAATCAGTTCATGGAATGGTACAACTCTACAATGCAGTCATAGAAAGTAAGTACTCCGAATTGGAAAAGTACGCTCACTTCATCAACGACGTGTCAAACAAAGGGCGCAATGTACTCACGGCAATATCAAACGCATACATCCACGCGCAAAAGCACACACCTAAAACCGAAGATGAAGCGAAAGCTATCCTACTACACTACATTAAATGTGAGTTGCTATACACCCAGACCAACACACACAAAGAGAACATAACCGCAATCGACTTCATATCACTACACCAAGAAATTGATGAACCAATAGAACATATCGACTTTCACTACATTATAGAAGAAGAGGTCAAAGAGTGGAATTTCATAGATCGGAAATTCTTTGAAAAGTGGATGGAACAAAAAAAGCAAGGGAAGAAAGACTACCAACTTGCTGAACTATACGGGATAGACAAAACCTATTGCCGTAAAAAATTGCAACAATTAAAAAGGAAGATAAGATGCAAAATCTAAAAATCAAAGCTGAGTTAGCGGGCAAGACTGTCACAAAAGATTTGGGATGGACGAAACTAACAATTGAAATCGACAAGGTAAAGCCAGCGCAGTATGGTAGACTTTTTCAAATGGGATTAACTGAAATTTTTGAAGATGGAAAACGAGAAGAAGAGAAACGGGAACATACATCCAACACGGAAACTGAAAACAGCGGAGGAGCTACTTCAAATGTGGGAAGAACACAAGCAGTGGCGAAAAAAACAAGGAAGAAGCGTCCCAACTCTTAACCAAAAAACGGGTGAGGTAGTCTACATGGTTCACTACCCACCATTGACACTCGATGCGTTTATCATTTGGACTGTCAACCAAAAGGGTTGGGGAGTAGGTACGATGGATAATTACATTGAGAATAAGGATGGTTTGTATGATGACTTTGGGGGGATTGTCACACACATGAGAAAGGAAGCAAAGCAAGACCGTTTCGATGGTGCTGCGGTTGGTCAGTTCAAAGAGGGGTTGATTTCTCGTTTCGATGGCTACACAGACCGACAGGAACACACTATCCAACAAGAACCCAGAATCTTTAAATTGGATGATTAATGCCATTCCAATTAACAACAGCCGTTAAGAAGATGCTCCGAATGACAGGAAACAAAAAAGTCATTCAAGGGAGTACATCGTCAGGAAAGACTTACGGCATTATACCAATACTTTACGACAAAGCACTTAGTAAGCCACGCACCAAAATAACGGTCGTGGCTGAAACGTTGCCAGCTTTGAAAGATGGATGTATCGACATCTTTAAAAACTTCATGATGGATGAGGGGCGGTGGAACGATGCACAGTGGAACGGCACTGACATGGTCTACAAAGCCTTGAACGGTTCGACCATGCAGTTTAAATCATTCGATTCAGTCGGTAAGGCAAAAGCGGCTGGAAAGCGTGACATCCTATTTCTTAACGAGGCAAATCACATAGACTACGGTATAGCGGATGCGCTTATCATCCGTTCTAATGAAGTGTGGATGGACTTTAACGCGGATATGGAGTTTTGGGCGCACACTGAAATCCTTACCCAACCCGATGCGGAGTTCTTAAAACTAACCTACCTAGATAATGAAGGTATACCAGATGCAGTTCTAAATAACTTGATGCAACGTAAAGCGAAAGCGGAAGCGGAGGAGCGAAACGGTACTAAGGGATATTGGTGGAATTGGTGGCAAGTTTACGGACTTGGCGAGGTCGGTATGTTACAGGAAGCGGTTTATCCACGTTGGGAAGTTCTACCCGAAAAGCCCGAACGATTCACGCGCTTTGTTTATGGTCTTGACTTTGGTTTCCAACACCCTACCGCACTTGTTAAGGTGTGGTTTTGGGAGGATGAATTGTTCTTAGAGGAAGTCATTTATAAATCTGGGTTAACATCCAGCGCACTCATTGAAGAAATGCGCAAAAAAGATGTTTCTCGCGAGGTCGAAATTATGTGTGACCACGCACGACCAGAAATGATTTCAGATTTAGATAACGCTGGGTTCTATGTTCTGAAAGCTGATAAAAGCGTGGAGGCTGGGATCAACTTCATGAACCAAATGAAAGTCTATGTACATGCTGACTCAATCAATATCCAACGTGAAAACAGACTGTATAAGCGAAAGGTAATGAACGGTATTATATCCGAGCAAATCGACAAGAAGAACGACGATGCAATGGATGCCGCAAGGTACGCAGCAATGGAAATAAAAGCATCGAACTACGGAGGTTCAGTTTACGAATCATTCTAAACACATTATAAGTTATGGCTCAGACACTCATAGCAAAACCGAACACGTTCTATCCAGCATTTAACAAGATGCCGTACATTGTGGATAGTACCAATAAGAATAAGCAAGCGTTCAACTACATCTTCGATGTTTACGAGGCGGGAACGGCAAACATCATCGCACGATACCAACCAAAACCGCGCTTTGGGGATGGTTACGGATATGCCGACATCTCAAAACTGTTGCAGTCAAAACTTGCGGGTGAAATTGAGAATGCGAATGCCACATCATTTTTCAACGCGACTAACTCATTTTACAAGTTTGATGTGAAGGTTGGTGAAAGTTACATTGATTCAGTTCCTTACACATCGTCACTGACTAACTCAGGCGGGTACGTTCAGGTGAATGTAACAAATAGTTACGTTGCGGGCGATCAAATTTACATCACTCAGGATGATGGAGGCGCAGCAAACCCACAAGTTGAAGGCTATCAAACTATCACCTCAGTGGGTGTAGGTTTCTTTGTTATTGGAACGCTTTGGAGTACGGTTACAGATGCGACGATTAACGGTTCAATTACATACGCTGACAACCGAAGAACTGTAACAACGAACATACTCACTTACACGAATCAAATCGTTTTCAATGGCGTATTCAATACGGCACAAGAAATCGCATACGATGGCGCATGGTTTACGCTTACGGGTAACACTAAGCAACTACTCACACCAATGAGTGAGATAACCATATCTAAGAACTCGCCTTTGCTTTTAAACATCCGCACACAGTCAAGCGGTTCGGGTGAATTGCGCTATGAAAACGATGGGGGCGATGTATTTAGTTTACCGATGGTTGCAACGGACGAAATAACAATGGCAAATGTGGGTACTTATAACCTACCATCTCTGACTTTGGTATCGGGTACTGCGCCACTCGTTAAACCTACAACACAGTACTACGATGTGTATTGGTATGATGGTGGGCAAAAGTCTAAATCTTATCGTATAAATATCAGTCAACAATGCGCGATTGAGGAAAAATCAATCTTATTCATTGATAAGTACGGCTCAATCCTATCGATTCCTGTAACACTAAAGAGTACACTACGAACAAACGTAACACGCGAAATGTACACACGCGATTTGACAGGTGTTGTGACTGGTACTAAATGGATTCCTAAAGCGAATGAAGGCGCGATGGTTCAAGTAAATAGCAACCTTGAAAGGTCGGTTGAGTTGAATACGCAATACTTAAACAAAGAGATGCAAGAACTATTCTTTCAGATGATTGAATCCCCTCAAAAAGTTCTGTTCGATGATGGCTCTTTTTACCCTGTTGTGTTAGATGTAACGAACGCCGAATTTAAGCGCACACAGAACGCTAAACTATTCATGTACACATTGAGTGCTAAGTACTCAAATAACGAAGCGGTAAATGGTTAAGATTCAAATAGCAGGAGGGTACTTAGAACCTGTTGAGGGTACAAACATCCCCTTAAATTTCAGTGTTCAAGACATCCGAGATATTAGCGCAAAGAGTGGTGCGTTTAGTAAGTCGATTGAATTGACAGGCTCACTCAATAACTTGGAGTTGCTTGGTCATTTGTACGAAGTTAACATTGAAGATGCCACGTTTAACATAAATACACTGACTGAGTGTAGCGTTATTCAGAACGGTATTACTATTGTTGAGCGCGCATACTTGCAACTGCTATCAATCAACAAGCAAGAACCTTCTACTGTCAATCACGAAAAGGTAACTTTCACGGTTGCTGTAAAAGATACGGCTGCGGATTTGTTCACAACGATTAACAACCGATATCTGAACGAGGTTGATTTATCCGACCTTAACCACACACTGAGCGCGGCAAATATTGTTAACTCATTCACGAATGATGTGAACAACGGCTACAAATACTTCCCTTGCTACACACCGAGCAACACCATTCCTGTTAAGGAGTTCAAGCCGTGGATATATGCAAAGACTTACCTTGACCGAATCTTCGCAAAGGCGGGTAAATCTTACACGTGGTCAGGATTGCAAGATGCTCGGTTTGATAAATTGGTAATTCCTTATAACGGTGATGGTACAAAAATCAACGTTGATGCGTATAGGGTAGCGTTTAACAAAACTAATACCACATCAGGAACGCATACCAACGGGGTTATCAATATCAATAACACGCAGCAAGCAACTAGCGTTACTGAAACGAACGATCCTGCATCAATATTCAACCCAACTACGGGACAATACAGTACACCGTTCTACGTTTCAACGGGTGAAAGCATTAATATCAGTTTGAGTGTAGCACGTTTGCTTACACTTACGAATCCGATTGCCACAAATGCAAGGGTGAAATATCAATTTCAAGGTGCGTTCTTAAATGGTCAAGCAAGATACCGCGCATCTTTAAGGGTGTTTCGTAACGGATTACCTGTAAGCACCACGCCAATCATGGATGAATTGGTATCGAATCCTATTGTATCGGGTGCAAACACTATCTTAAACGACTCAACAACGGTAAATGTTCCTGTAACTGGATTGAATCAAGGGGATACTATCACATTTGCATTGATAGTTAACAACGCATCAGTGCAAGGTCAGTGGCGAAACGTCAACACGAATGCGACTGTAAATGTTTTATACTCTGTTTCGTTAAACGGTTCTTATTCGATTACCCCATCAGATAATAACATCGGTCTATTTGGCACGGTGGATGTCAATTCATTTATCCCGCGACAGGTTAAGCAGTCGGACTTTGTAAAGTCAATATTAACCATGTACAACTTGGTTGCCGTTCCTGATGAGTTACAACCTGATAACATCATTTTCCTACACCGTGACGAATACTACGACAGTGGCACTGAAAAGGATTGGAGCAGAAAGTTAGCGAACGACCGTGATAAGGTAATCGCGTTCCTGCCAGACATCACAAAGAAGAAGGTGCAACTTTCGTACAAGGATGACACCGACGAAGTGAACAAGGCTTACAAGTCATTTACAAATGAGACGTTTGGACAAGTTGAGTATACGCTTGACAATGAGTACGTGCGTGACATTGATCGCAAAGAGATTGTATTCTCACCAACTCCGAGTGCGGTGACTTCATACGGTGCTACTGTTCCAATGCTTTTGGGTAGTTCACCAAAGACGAATATCCGAATCTTAATCGATAACGGCACGGAGTCATTGACTACACCTATCATCGTTGAAAATTACGCGGGTAGTTCGGTCAGTTCATCTACATACTCGCAAGCATCGCACTTTGAGAATCCTTCAAACCCATCGTTTGATATTAATTTCGGTGTTTGTGATTACTACCTGTATTCGATTGGAGTTGTAACAGGAAACAACCTTTACAACTTGTATTGGCGCAGAACAATGGCACAATTGAATAGCGGTAAGATGCTCACTGCTTACTTCGATTTGAATGAAGCGGATATTCAATCTTTAAAACTAAACGATAAAATATACTGTGAGGGCGCATGGTGGAATATCAACCGCGTTATTGATTACAACGCTAATAAGTCAACGCTCACCAAAGTTGAACTAATTTCTATTGATGAGGGTATTCGTTTAGCACCATTCAAAATCAGACCAACAAGACCGTCTGTGTTCTTGGATTCTTTGCCAATTAGAAATAATATAACCAAGCGTTTCTACGAAATCAACAACGTAGTCGAAGAAGGTGGAGATGTGACAGGTCAAACGGGAATCGTTGTAAAGAGTGGCGAGATTGTAGCGGGTAACATCAAAGTTCAATACATCAACGGAGTGGAGCAAAAGAGTGACCGCGTTTACAAAGCATTGGTTTCTCAGTCATCCACAAACGCACCTGAGATTGAGCAGATTTTACGAAACGACTATGAAGTCGTATTGAGTCCTGATTATGTATCGACAGGAACTTACAAGTTCACCAACTTCGTCACCACGCAAATCGACACGTACTTTACGACAGAGGATAACGATTGGTTACTGACTGAGGATGATGAATACCTAATGGATGAAAATGGTGACACTGAGTTGCTAGGTTCTACAATCTTAGAAGCGTTCCACAATGGTAACTTACCAGATGGTAACACGGCGCGCTTTTCAATTCAAGGTACTGACTTGTATTTATACACTTATTCGGGCGGTGTGTTGTCAAACGATGTGCTACCTACTGACATCCCGTGGGTGATGACATTAACTTTCTGGGATAAATAACATTATAAAGTATGGCAGTAGCAGGAGGAATCGAAGTACCAATAACCCTCGGAGGTGTCCGCGAGGTACGGCAACAGATAAAACAATTACGAGGTGAGTTGATTAATGCGACTGACCCGACAGAGGTAGCGCGTTTATCCGATAATATCGGTCAGTTATCCGACAAGTTAAAGGATGCTAACGAGAAAGCGAACGTATTTGCGAGTGGTTCAAAGTTTGAGCAAGCGGGTAACGCTATTGGATTGATGCGCGGTCAACTTGCGTCCTTAGACTTTGAGGGTGCGGGGGAGTCTGCTGCGTTATTTGCAAACCGTATAAAAGCAATCAACCCCGCAGAGTTTGGCACTCAAATCAAAGGATTGGTTTCGGTTGTCGGAAACTTGGGTAAGGCGTTTATTTCGATGGGTGCTACTATCTTAATGAATCCTATATTCCTAATTGCCGCAGCCGTTGCAGCAATCATTGCAGCCGTTGGTGTACTACTCAATAAACTCGGACTACTTAAACCGATACTAAATGCTATTGGCGATGTATTCCGCGCTATTGGCGAGGCTATCGATTGGGTAATTCAAAAGATAAAGGATTTCTTGGATTGGCTAGAACTTACAAACTATGCCGAACAAGATGCAGCCGCAGCAGCAGCAGAGGCAGCCGAAAAGCGTGCTGATGCTTGGGAGAAGTTTGGTGAATCCCGTACAAAGGTTATCAATCAGCAAATCCGAATGGATGAGTTGGATGGTAAGAACACTACCGAGTTAGAGTTAAAGAAGCAATTCCTAATTAGACAGACCGCTAAAGAGCGAGCAAAAGCAATTGAGGCTCGAATCAAAGAGATGTTAATCTCAGGCGATGTCGATAAGGAAGAACTGAAAAAACTTGGCGAGCAGCGAAAGGAGCAGTTGGATATCATTCAGCAAACGAAAGATGATGCTGCATACATCCGAAAAAAGGATGCGAAAGAACGTCAAGACGAAGAGAAGAAAACGAGCGATGCATCCGTTAAGAACGCACAAGATGAAGCCAAGCGAAGAGCCGAGGCTGCTAAGAAATACCGAGACGATAGAATCGCTATTGAACGCGAAATTCAAGATTTAATCATAAACGCAATCCAAGATGATGAAGCGCGTGAACGTACTGCAACGGATGAAAAGTACAAGCGTTCTATTGAAGATATTAAACGCAATGAAAAGTACACAGCGGATGAAAGGCTGCGCATCATAGCATTGCTAGAGGATGAGCGAAGACGTGAACTTCTACGCTTAGACAATGAAGCATTTAGTGAATTATTAAAGCAGCGAAAACTTCAAACACCTGAAACGCTAAACGCTGAAAAGGAAAAGAACGACGTGCTGTTGAACGAGATGCAACGTTACTACGCTGAGAAGAAAAAGCAGCGAGATGATGACGAGGCTAAAGAGAAAGCAGCACGTGAACGAAATCTGCAAATTGCAAAAGATGGATTAGCCGCAATTGGAAACGTTGCCGAGGCTTGGGCGGGTAAAGATAAAGAACGTCAAAAGAAAGCGTTCAAAATCAACAAGGCGATGAATATTGCAACAGCTACTATCGATACCTACAAAGGTGCAACGGCTGCATTTGCCACAGCGGGCAATCCAATACTCGGAGCGGTTATGGCTGCAATCGTAGTTGCTAATGGTTTGGCGAACATCGCAAAGATTAAAGCAACAGAGTTCGAGGGCGGAGGTGCTACACCAACATCAACAGCATCAAGTGCAACGGCTACACCTACGGCAATGCAACCGACATTCAATTTCCAAGGTAGCGGAAACCAAGCGAACAACGTTAACTCACAGAATGACCTGTCTATGATTACAGTCAAAGCGGTTGTAAGTGAAAGCGAGGTTACAAGCACACAGAATCAAGTTAGTAAATACGAAAATTCAGCGAAATTATGACAAGCATTAAATATCTAAAGAACGAACTTGAAACTTGGCTTTCATCGCATCCCACAAATCCTAAAGTATTCTTTGAGTTTACTGAACAGATGCCAAACCTAGCGACTAAGGATGAAGCGTACCCGCTTGTTTTCTTTGCTTTTAGAGGTTCGGAAAGTTATACGAATGTAGTTGCGCACACATTCACGGTTTACTGTTTAGATCGTATTTCAGATGACCGTTCAAACATTGTCGACGTGGTAAGTGAGATGCAGCTATTAATGAATGACATTTATTTACATTTCCAAACAAATCACCCCGTTATTGATGTGATTGCCTTAGTGGCATCAGAGCCTTTAAATAACTTTGATTTGGATTACGTTGGTGGATGGTCTGCGCAAATCACTTTTGAGTTGCCGCAAATTTGCATGAATTACACTAACTTTGGAGACTGATGGGAACGTTCAAAGTCAAATATGCGACACGTAACAAGTTAGCGAAAACGCTGCAACGTCAAATCATGCAGTTGGGTTTATATGACACCTACACTTTGCGCGATTCGATACGCGTTGCCGCTGTCAGTTCATTGGAGTTAAACAAGATTGACATTACAATCAATGCGGTGTACTACTATTTCTTCTTAGATGATGGTACAGTCAATATGCCTGCATTCGATATTACCGACCAATGGTTAAGCCGTTCAGACACTCGCGAAGTAATCGCAGAAATCGTAAAGGAGTTTATGCAATGGCAGTTAAAAGAATACCCGCTTTTGGATTACGCAAAGATTTTGAACAACCCGAAAGTGAACATATTCTTTAAATGGATTGATGACCCGTATGGTCTACCAACCGCGCCTTATTCACTGAGATAATTACCAACAGTCAACGATATGAACGGTCAATGAATCGGGAGTATAAAAACTTCCCTCAATCATTGGCACACTGTCGCACGTTACATCGTAAGCAGGAACGGTGAAATCAATTGTCCATGCGTTATTCATGTCGATTCGTGAGTATTGCACTTCATCACATTGGCAACCTTGCGGAGTTGGTACGGGTGTTGGTTGTGGAGTTTCTTTTTTGCAAGCGGTCAAAGCGATAACCGCAAATAGCATGATAGTCTTTTTCATAATCATTCGTTTATTAATTTCTTCATTGATGCCAAGTTAAGCGCATAGATTACAGGAAATTCGAGTACCTTTTCAACGTCCGTCAACTTGTTATCAGCAAGCCAATATACAAAAATCTCCCAAGTATATTGTGCAACTTGTTTTTGTTTTTCAAGTTCTCTTTCTAAATCGCGTATTTCCGCTTCACTCAATCCATCCGTTTCAATCGGTTCGGGTTCATCAATTGAGAATATCGTTTTATACGTAGAGTGTATTGAATCGCGAAATTTAAGGTACGCATTTACCCCACCAACGACATCATTAATCTCAGCATCTTCATAATGCTTTGCACGTTGTTCGATGTCAAAGTTTACAGGCTCATATTCCCAATGCCCCCACTCGTTTTGACGTTTGCCACGATGAAGGATAGCGCACACCTTTCCAAAGTTGTCAGGGTTTTGTAAGTACCTTTCAAGGTCGATGAAGTTAGCAAGGCTAATCGCGCTATTTGGCACGACATCTTTCGGTTTGTAGTTCTTGTTTAGGATTCTGTTAAGGTCATGCAGATGTTTGTTCAGTTCTGATACTGTCATGTTTTCGACTTCATCCGTATCAACATCTAAGTAAACAGAAACGAGTTCAACATTCCTGTCAAACTCGCTTTCAAATTCTGCTTTCTTGATTTTATTTATCTGAATCAGATCGCGCACTTTCATCTTTCGCCTCTTTCATTAGAACGTTTGCACTGTCTGTTAAGTACTCCATGATTTTAGCCACGGCAACAACGAAATTTGATGCGGGTAAATCTTTCAGTTTGGAAATTTTGTGTTTGATGTGCGCCTTGTCGAAGTGTTCGTTATCTGTCAGCTTTGAATCTTGGTAGAAGAAAGCGATAAGTGCAAGCGTAGGATTCCCGATGTCGTAAAGTCTATCAATCATCTTACCCATCTTCACGGTGAAAACGCGGTCAAGGCTTATTTTATATCCTTCCACTTCCTCAATCAATTCTAAATTATCACCGTTTGAATCCATCGCATCGAATAACTCTGTACTAAACGACAGCGGTACGTTATCGATTTCTTTGTCAGGTACTCCAATTGCTTTTAGAACCGCTTCAAATTGCAGCAAAGGTTCTTTTTCATACGTGCGCACCGCATCGCTCACATCTACCCATTGTTGCAGTGTCATTTCTTGCACCGTTGTAGGGTACTCTTTCCCATTAATCTGTATCATATCAATTCGTTTGTACAAACATAAGTAAAAATATCCACTTTTTCAGCTTGTTACATTGTACGTTATGGATGATTTGGTAACTTATAAGATACTAAAAAAGGATTTAGAGACTGGCGAAGAGTTCACTGGACTCGATGAAATCGCGTTTACATCCGACCCAGCTATCATCGTGAAAGGTATGGCATTCAACGCACAAAAGAAGTTGGTCTTTAAAGACGAACCGAAGATGCGTATAGTTGCGCCAGCAATGATTCCAATGGAAATCTACCGAAATCAGGATGGCGAAGAGTTTAACGTCGAATTTACAGCCGAACAGATTGAACTAATCCACACAGAGATAATGCAATTAGTATCGAAGGGTGAAAGCCTTTTTAACTTTGAGCATGACAAGTCACAGAAAGTACCCGCTTACATTTTAGAGGCTTGGATAGTTGACAATCCAGAAACTGACAAGGCTAAAACCACATACGGAATTGACGTGCCAAAAGGCACTTTGATGTTGACCACACAAATCACAGATCGTAAATTCTACGATAACATTGTTGCAAATGGTCAGGTTGGTTATTCAATCGGGGGTTCGTTCGGTCTTAAACTAAGCAAACAGCAATCATATTCAGATGTCATTGTATTTAATAGTAATAGAAAGGTTTTACTATTAAAAAGAAATGTTGACGATAATTTTGAAGCTAATAAATGGGGGTTTGTAGGTGGTAAGATTGAGGAGGGAGAATCGCCAGATTTAGCTGCTATCAGAGAAATGAAAGAAGAAAGCGGAATTGAAAGTGGAGTTTCTTTTGTTACTAAATTTAAAAATCAAGATGGTTCAATAACACACTATTTTAAATGTGTTTATGATGGTGATGTTTCAATATCAAAAGAACATCAAGACTTTGGATTCTTTGAAGTTGATGAGTTGGATTCTATTGATGTTATATTATCTCAAAATAGCAGATTCAAAGAGGTAGCTATTAATGCTAAAGAATCTATAAAGTTCAGCAAACAATTAAATACAAATACAATGGAAGTGCAACTAAGCGAAGGCAAGCAATACCTGTTTAAAGATGGGAAACTTGTCGAGGTAGAGGTTGCTTTGTCTGAGAATCCTGAAACAGAAACTCCTGTTGAAGAAACCGAAACAGAAATGGCAGCGGAAGAAACAACAGAAGAGACTACAACGGAGGAAACGACAGAGGAAGCTACTACTGAAATGGCTGAAGAAATGCCGACAGAGGAAGCACCCGCAGAATCAATCACAGAGGAGAAAGTTGCCTCAATGATTGAAGAGCGAATGGGTGAAGTCTTGAACATGTTAGCAGAACTAAAAGCCGCAATCGAAGAAGCAAAACAAGAAGAAGCAGTTGAAGAGGAAGAGCAAGCGCCTGTTCAATTGTCAGCGCATGAAAGACTTGCAAAGTTTTCAGCATCATTTAAAAAACAATAATCATGCAAAGAGATTTAAAATTCTCATTAACGATTGAGACAAACGCATTACTTTGTCCTAATCCACAGGAGTTCTACTCCCGTTCTTACATCGACGAACAAATCGTTGATAATTTCCGTACGTTGCCAGGAATCAAAGCAGCGACTAAATTGGCAAACGTTACTTTTGGTCAAGTAACAAAGGCAAGTACTTGTAACTTTACAGCACCTACTGAGGCATTGGATGCAATCGACATCGATGTAACACCAACTTCAATCATGGCGCAAATCTGTCAGTTTGATGTTGAGCAATCATTCTTAGCATTGCAAATGGCTAAAGGTTCAAACGGTGACTTTACAGTACAATCGTTCATGAACTACTACTGGCAAGAGTTGGCGAACAAAGCACGTGAAGAGCGCGCACTTCGTCGTTGGCAAGGTGACACTGCTTCGGGAGACCCTAACCTGGCTTTGGTTGATGGTCACTTGAAGAAATTGAAAGCGGATGCAACGGTAATCGATGTAGATAACGGAGGGGTTGCTTCTACTACTGCAAACGTAATCGCTGCAATGACTTCGGTTTATCAAGCAATGCCAGCAGAGGTTCGTGCTAAAGTTTCAGACTTACGTTGGTTCGTTTCATCTGACATCGCAGGTAACTATAAAATCGCTACTGCTTCACAAAACACTGTGAACAATGTAACGGCTCAGCTTGGTTTAACGTTCTTGGGTATTAAAGTTATCGAAGATGCAGCGTTGCCATCTAATACAATGGTGTTCACGTTGAAAGACAACTTGATCTACGCGTTCGATGGTAAGAAAGATGGTGAAGAGTTGAAAGCTGTTAACCTTTCTGATACAGTTGCAGAGCCGTACATCCGTACACGTGCAAACCAAAAAGAAGGTTACTTCCATACAAACGGAGGTGAGATTGTATTCTATTGGAATGCTCCTTAATTAACTGATTAATTTACCAAGAGGGGAGGGCGGTTAATTTCTCCCTCCCTTTTTTAATACTTTATATTATGGCTTGTACAACATTAGTCGAAATTTTGAACGGATGCGACAACAACGTTGGGGGAATCACTGAGGTTAAAATCAATGATATGTCCAACATCACATCCGAGACAATCAACACTACCACGCATGAAGTAACTGCGCGTGTAGTGTCAACACCATACGTTAAATTTGAGTTTAGACGTAACGTAGGTAACTACACAGAAGAGGCTCAAATCAACATGGAAAACGGTTCAACCTTTTGGTTGCGTAACGTCATGCTTAAACTGTTTAAACGTGAGGCATCGAAATCTAAGAGCATCCAAATTGCCGCTGAAGGTCAACGCGATTTATCTGTGATGGTTAAATGTGCTGATGGTTCATGTTGGGATTTTCCTTACTCACAATTGGCAACTGACACAGGAGGCTCTGGAACTGCTAAAGCAGATGGTTCAAATTACGAGATTACTTTCCGCTCTGAGTCATTGACTAAAGCGTACGAAGTTGACCCTGTTCTTTATGAATCCTTGTAATCTTTTCCATAGATTCGTTTGAAGTGGGGGACATTTAGTCCCCCTTTTCATTTTCAGTACATTATATGTTATGATTTACACGCAGAAAAACATAGCATCCGCGTTCGCTCTTCCACTATTGGAATTGACAAGTTATGCGAATCACGGCTATCTGTTTAAGTTGACATCATCTTATTCGTCTGAGGCGGTTACTTATTTTGTTCCTGTGGTATCAGGTGAGAATGAACGATTCACTCAAATGGCTTGGACTCCAAATATCAAAGCGGGGCAATACAGATACGAAGTATTTGAGTTCGATGGAACACAACCAAACCCGACAGATGAAACAGGATTAACAAAGATTGCAACAGGTATTTTTGTAATCGTAGAAACAGACACTAATAGTATTTACGTATGAAACTATTTAAATTCACGGATAATGCGCCACAACAACCAACGCAACCGAAAGAAAGCTATCAATCATTTTCGACACCATTCGGTAAGATTGGCAACGGAAATTTGGCATTACCTTTCGTTGATACTTCCCGCGTAGTAAACAATTACGTTTGGTTTGGTGCTGACAACCTATATCCGCAAATCATTACGCAGATGTACTACACATCGCCAATGCATTCATCAATAATAAACTTCAAAAAGAACGCGGTGCTTGGTGGAGGATATGAATTGGTAAAAGATTCGGGCGCAACTTTAAAGGATGACGTTTATTTACGTTCAATGAATATCCGTTTACGCATTGAACAAAATTCACCGCTTGTACTTACCGATCAAATATTGCACCGTAGAGTTTACTTCAAAGTTTTATTTGATGAAGATGGTGACTTTTTGCGTGCTGAGTACGTGAGCGCGGATAAGGTGCGAGCATCAAAGGAAAAGGATTGCTACTACATTAACAACGATTGGTCGCGCGGTGTGTTTGAGATTGAAAAAATCGAACCGTACAACCGCAAGAACATCGCTAAGAAATGCCGTAAAATGTTGTATGTGTGGGAAGATAAAAGTGCGGGGCAAGATGTGTACCCGATTCCATCCTACACAAGTGCGATGAATTGGATTTTCTTGGATGGTGAAATGTCAACACTACAAAAGGAGTACATCGTTAACGGAATCTTCCCAAGTTACGCAATATCATTCCCTAAGAAACCGCAGACAGTAGAGGAAAAAGAGGAGTTAAAAAGAACTATTCAAGGTCAACGCGGTTCAGGCGGTGCTGGTAAGATTTGGACTTTCTTTGGTCGTGGTGCAGAGGACTTACCAAAGATTGACACAATACCTGTGAGCAACTTAGATAACGCATTCCAAGCAACAACTGAAAGCATTGATTCAAAGATATGCCAAGCTCATACAATCGATCCAATCCTTATGGGTGTTCGTGTGAGTGGCAAACTTGGCAGCGGTTCAGATATCAAACAGGCGTACACAATCTTTGAGAAAAATGTTATCATGCCTTTACGCGCTGAATTAGAGCAAGTATTCAACGACCTATTGAAGATTGCAAAGGCTAAAGGTAAATTAGTTGTGAACGAGTTCCAAATCATTGAAGATAAAGTGGTTCAAATTGACGTAGAACAACAACAAATGCTTGACAAATTCAATACGTTACCGCAAGTTATTCAACAAAAGATTGCAGACAATTTCACTATTGAGGAACTTAAAAACTTTTTGAAATGATTTACTTTGTCACAGAAACTTGGCTAAAGACGAACACACCTGTAACCGCGAACATCGATGCGGTTAAAATATTTCCGTTTGTTCAGTCGCAGTCAGACATGAGAATTCAGCCGATTCTTGGCACGTACTTCTATAAGCATCTACTAACTGCGTACAACAACCAAACGTTAACAGCGGATGAGGAAACGCTTGTGGAAAAGATGCAGTTTGCGATTGCTTGGCGTGCGGTTGAAGATTGCGTTTTGGGTATTTCATACGCCTTAAAAAACAAAGGAATCCAACAACAAAGCGGAGACTACTCTCAGCCTGTTACATTCCAAGAAATCGCGCACATTCAGAATCACTACTCACAAAAAGCTGAGTTCTATGAGCGTAGAGTGATTGAATGGCTCAAAGCTAACAAAGACCTTTATCCTGAGTTCACAAGTACGCTAAACACCGACAGCGATATTAAACCGACTAATGTAGAGGATAGTGGTTACAATGATTTCTTCACAATAATCTGATAGTATATGCCAACAGGAGCAAAAAAAATAAGTCAGTTAGACGCACTTACCAAGAACGGGAGCGAGATTGTTCCCGTAGTTCAAGATGATGGACTAGGCAACCTTTTAACGGGTACACTACCAATTAGCGATTTTGGCACTGACACAAACATATATAACACAGATGGTACGTTGACAGGAAACCGCACTGTCAACATGGGCGCGAACATTCTGCAGATTGACAATGGACAGTTTGTGATTGGTAACACAATGGGTTCGCCATACTTAATGGAGGTAAACGGAACAGGCGAAAGCAAGCGCGGGTTAACTGTCGAAAGTTCGGGATTGGTTGCTGTTCTAGGTACTGACAACTCAAACGTTGCTATTTGGGGGAATAGTTCGGGTTCAATCGGTCTTTACGGAACAACTGCAACGGGATTTGGTTTGAATGCTTCGGCATCATCTACGGGGTGGGCTGCTCGCATGGATGGAAAAACATTAGTTCAGGAATATGGTGGTGGTGGTGTACAGGCTGCATCTTCACTTATGGAGGTTCAGTCTACGACACGCGGTTTTCTAGTTCCCCGCATGACCACAACGCAACGAAATGCGATTGCCTCACCTGCTACGGGCTTGGAAATTTACAACACAACAACAAACCGTAAAGAGTTTTACAACGGTACATATTGGCAAGGCGAAGCATATAGTGTTAACGTGCAAGCGGCACAATTCAACCCCGCTGCAAGTACTACGCGCTTTTTTGGTAATTTGGCATTGCAACCCAACAATACAGGGGCATCGCGAAAAATGTATGTAAGACGTCCGGGTGTTATCCGTATAGCTGAAATCTATTCACGTTCAACTACTGCGGGAGATGCAGACAACTGGTCATTGTACGTGCGTTTAAATGACACAACGGACTACCTTATACAAACTGTTGGCGTATCTGCAAACGAGCGTATTTGGACTAACTCAAACATAAACATACCTGTTGTATCGGGTGACTATGTAGAAATAAAAATGATTAATCCCGCGTGGGTTAACGCACCCGCATCGACTACCTTTGCGGGATATTTACTAATTGAATAATTTACAATCATGATAAGAACTAAACAACCGCAGGTGGTAGATGCGATGAACCGTGAAAGCGCGGTGGTATATTTGGAAGCGTGCAACCGTAGAGAATCAAAGGAAGCGCAAACTGTAACTTTCGATGTATTCATGTACACGATTGACACGATTACAGCTATTGAGTATAAAAACACACCTTATCAAAATGAGCAAGGTGAAACGTACTACGTGAACGAACCAAAGACCGTTACAA